TGGACTCTTACCCCATACAGTTTCAAAGGCTGAGACTTCATCATCTAAGTCTTTAAGTGTAGGGCTAGATTCAAACGACCAGAACAAATGATTGTTTAGTTGTAGTATCTCATGTGATTTTGTTGGATTGTTTTTAAGTAACAGTTCTGCTGCTGACTGGGGCATTTTGCCCGTCATTGCAATCAAACGCATAGCCATAGTATGTGCATTGGTATCTGCTGAAAAGTAAAGTGTAGGATGTTTTGTTTTCACAGCAATAGCCAATGCAACTGATGACTTACCTGCACCTGGAGTGCCTGCAACTACAGTTACCTCTGCTCTACGCAGAATAATTCCTGCTCTTTCAAACGCCGCAAAGGCAGGCGGGAGTGGTTCTCCGCCTACCTCTGCTTTGTTTATAGAGCGTCTAAGTGTTTTCACTTAATCTGTTCTGGTACGAATGTGTTCCATTCTGGTGATTGAATGACAACATATTGATTCTTACACTTGTCGAATGCACCCTTCGGTGCACCGCAGAAGTAACCCTTGTATGGCTTTCCGTCTTTACCCATACCTTGGATTGCTGTCATCTTTCCGTGTGCGCATGCACGACCACCAATGTTTGACACTGGTACTGATGCTGGCTGTGTATATTCTTGGGCAGGAACTGATGTTCCCCCTAGTGTGTCAATGATATTGCCACCTAGTGCTGCTGCTACTGACTGTGTTGACATTGCTGGTGCTGATGCACCACGCACTGCCGACTCCAGTTCCTGTGCTGCTGATGCGATTGCATGTACTGATAGTGCAACAACTTGGTCTAGTTCCTCGCCGCTTTCTGCTCGGACTGTTACCAAACTACCTGCTGCTGTCTTAACTGTGATACTGATGGGTGCTTCTGTGCTAGGCACTATCTTCTCCTTGCTCAAATGGAGTAGCAAGACCCTTCTGGTCTCGCCACTTTCTTACTTTCATTGCAAACTGTACACCTTTCCATCCTTCTTTGATGTCAACCCATACTAGTTTGCAAGTTCCTGTCCCTGCTGGGGCATGAATTATAATTGCCTTGTCTTTGTTGATGTCGCCCCACTTACCACGGGTTCCCGTGTCAGGCATGTACGGGGACCCGTTTGCATAGATTGCTAACTGCATAGAAATATTATTTGGGTGGTCAATACGACCTGTCTTTAAGTCTGCAATGAATCGTTCACCATTGTATTCAACAACTCTATCTGGTGTGCCTGCAATTTTATACTTGTCTAGCACTGTGAATTGCTCAATGTAAATTTTAGTTAAAATCTTTGTTGCTTGTTCGTAGGCTTTGATATCTCCCATCCATTGTTCTGGGAATACACCTAACTCTAAACCTAAGTCTAGTTTTTCTGTTAGTGCATGGATTGCTGTGCCGATTGTTGCTGCTTTACTAGCACCTGCTACTTCCATTGCTTCTTCAATGTATGCGTTGACTAACTTGTTGTTATCTCCTGCTACACCAATGGCTAATAATATATCTGGCCTGCTTGTTAAACCTATTGCAGCCATACGCATTTTCCATGCTGTTAATGCAGAGGCATCATCTAAACTATTAGCAATGGTGGTTGCGCGAGTATAAGCAATTGCTTTGCCACCTTTGGGTGGAATAATTAATGGTCGTCCGTATCTATCTCTTTCGATTTCTGTTGGCATTACTCTCCTAGTTAATTAGAGTCCCGTGTTCGCAGATGGCGGGACCACCCATCCCCAAGTCTAACACATGGTAGAAATGAACAAACATCCACATGTTAGATAGCGACTATCTGGTTCTTTAAGAGAGGCCCTACTCTCTTTCGATGTTGCTTACATTTACATCTTGGTCTTGAATATCTAAGTCGTAGCCGCTGACTTCGATATTATCTCTAATGATATCTTCTGCTTCTTCTGCCGAGGTAGCCTTGATATCAGTTACTGTAACTGTAATCTCTACAGTTGCAGACCAAGTTGTGGTAAGCATGTCTGAACCAATTGATTCAAGCAATGCGTTAACCTCATCGCGTGTAACAGTTGTTTCATCTTCATCAACAGAACCATCAAATGCTTCTGTAAAGTAAGCATGTACTTCATTGCGTACCTTGACTAGTTTTCTGTATGATTCTTGTGCTTCAGTAGATACTGCATCTAGCCTGCGCTTAGTTGCAATGTCTGTCTTAATTAGTTCCTTCAATGATTCTTCAGTGAAGTTGTAGGTTGTGCCGTCTACTGTGATTGGATTTAGGTACACGATTCTCCTTAGATTGAAAGTAGTTCTAGTGCTCGAAGTTTAATGCCATCATTGCGCCCTGCTAGGGTAGCAATACTAGCATCTTTCTGAGAGTGATGGTCAGCATACTCTACTACTGATTGCCATAAACCAAACTCTGTATTGCGAATGTTCTCTTGCGTAGGGCTATCTGTATAGATAGCAAATGCTTTCTGCCGTGCATTGAGGGCACGGGACTTAGCATTCTTCTCACCCTTGCTGAGTAGGTGTAAAGGTGATTGCTCAATTTTAGTAGGCAATGCCCATACTTTCTTGAAGTATGCGGTTGCTTTAGCAATGTCTGCATCACGCTGGATAAGATGGTTAGCCAGGTTGGTATACATATCAATGCTTGAATAGGTTAGGTCAAGTAAGTTTCGCATGTCAGATACTGATAGCACTGCGTTCTGTGTGTGACGCAGGGTATAAGTATGTGCTTTGTTCTTGGCTCTAAAGATACGATTGATTTGGTTGGAACACCACAATCGTTCAATGATAGGGCGGATTACTACTGATGATGAGCCATCATGACTAGTCTTGGCTAGTAAGAAGGCTGAGTGTGGGTCACCTTTGATTTCCATTTCACGGGGTAATGACATGAGCATCCATACTTTTGCTCCGTCATCGTACTCACCTGCTGCTGCATAGCGAGCCTGTCCTGAGTCAATCAATCCATCTAGTGAGCCAAAGACTTCAGAGTTCTGAAAGACTTTGTACTTGCTACCCACTACACCAATGACTGATTCATTTCCATCTTGTTTCTTTATGACTGCTTGCTTTTTAGGTACATGCAAGAAGTCTGAGGTGTGCATATCGGATAAGCCAACAGTCCAGTTAAGTCCTGCTTGTTCTGCTACTTGTGCTGCGCTTGTTGCTTCAACTGCTACGCCTGCTTTAATCCAGGCTGAGCGGTTTTTCTTTACTACTACATCTGCTGTAGTCATCTGTCCCTTTCTTTACCATGAAGCCTGATACTCGAAGGACCATCCTTCAGGTACATCTTCAATGAGTTTACTTACTATCTTCACAGTCTTTTCAAGACCATGAAAATACCATTCGTCATACTCTGTGCTTCCGAAGAAGAAGCCAGAACCTGTTGGTAGTATTGTATCCGCTTTACTGTGGTCTGCCAACACTTCTTCACATAGAATCTTTAAGTCAATTAAAGAACTGCGTGGTACATAAATAGTCTGACAGTTATCTTCTCCACCTGCTAGTTCTTCAATGAACCAGTTATGGATAGCATTAACCTTACGCCAGTATCCAACTTGAATAGATACTTGAGCAAAGGCTAGTTCTTCTGGGTCATAAGCCCATTCTGTTGCCCCCATAAGGGAGGTTAGTATTGTGTAGTCAGCGTTGAGTTTTTTCTCTGGCTGCCAGTCAATAGATGCTATGCCTTTACGGGCATAGAGATACATATCTAATCCCATATTAGATACCCATTCCTTCCTTAACTCTTGGGTGTAGTTCTTCAGTCATAGTTTTGAATGCACCTGATGGCCAACTTGTATTGAACACACGATTCAATAGCATTGCTAGTGAGTAACCAGGATTATGAACTAATGCAGTATTGACAAGTTCTTTAGCAGAATCTACATCTTCTAAAGAATATAGATTTGCAGCCAATACACTTGCAATAGGTGCAATGAACTTAGTAGGAACTGAGTCCATAAAGTATGCAAGGTATCCATTAACATCTTGAATCTTGCGCTCAGATGGTAGACCTAATACAAAGTCACGCAACTGAATATCCTTTTGCATTGCTGCTGCTACCTCTGCAATATGGTCATCATCTGGTGCTGTATCTGAATCAATCTGTGCATAGATAGCGTCAGTTAAACGCTTGCGTTGTGTTAGTAGTTGTTCTGCTTTGCCGTTCTCATCTAAGAGAATGGTGTAGTAGTTTTCGATTTCTTCTAGTGTTACTGTCATTTGTTTCTCCTTAGTTATAAGTACTTTGCTATTTGCTTCATGGTTGAAGCGTTAACTGTTGTTTCATCTGTCATGCGTAAAATTGACAGAGCATTAGTAATGTCTTCTACAATATCTTTATATGAGTGATGACTCATAGTGTTATGCTTACGCTCTGGGCAAACAGGCAAATCTATTACATCAACTATTACATCATAGTCAATGTTAAGGGTGCTGTTCCATTCACGATAGTTTGTTCGGAAATTAGTAGCATTTTTAACATTATTAATAGCAAAGGCTGTTAATTCTTTTTGCCATATAGCATAAGCCTTATTGTACTCGGCTTCGTTTACTTCTTGGTTAGCATAATCTTCTTCAACTTTTGCTAACTTAGTTTCCAATGCAGTAATTACTTTATGCGTTGGAAGTTTTACTGTGATTCCTCTGTTCATTTTTCTCCTTTAGTTGTTATTAATACCAACCGTTGCTTCGCCAATGCGACCAAGCAACTGATGGTTTTTCGTAACGGTGCTGGATATACTCCAGCCCCCGCTCAACTTGGAGCGGGGCTGGCGTTGATGGGTCAAGGTTAAGCAACTGAGGTACACCAAAGGCTGAACTGTTTGGGTTGTCTGCTTTGGGATTCCATGCTGATTCCTTTCCCCATAACTTCATTAGTGCACGGTGCTCAGACATATTCCATTCTGGGTATGCCATGCGCATGTACTGTCTTGCATATAGTTTTAGAGCACGAGGTGTCCAATGGAACTCGCTCATCTCTGTAGGTTTTGGTTCTGTGTACTGCTGTATTGGTGCTATCTGCCATGGTAGTAGCGATAAGAATGCTACATACCATGCAGTAAATATTGCGAATAGTTTATTCATCGCCCCACATCCTGTCTGGTTCTTGGTAACCATCATCTTTTTCTTCTGTGTCTTTGTCTAGTGCCACATCATCTTCAAGTGGTGGTTCATAACTCATCTTCTTCTATCTCCTTTAACATCTCATTTAGTATGGGCTGTACTGCTAGGGCTGCTTTGTCTAATGCTTCTTGTAATTCTTTACTCATTCTTTTACTAATAACCTTTCATCTACTGGTGGTATTCTATGGGAGCCCCGTGTATCTACTCCACGGTTAGCGCAATATGCTGCGTATAGTTCAGCGTATTCTAAAGCATACTTGTGTGCTAAGAACTTCTTTGCATACTCTGAACCTGCATTTTTGATGCTTGTAATTTCTTTGCTTGCTAGTGTCATTGGTTATTCCTCCACATAGATTCGTCCAGTTGCCATCATTTCTTCTAGAATATTGTTGGCTGCTTTGATGGACAGGATTGCAGCCTCCATTGATTCATTTAACTGTGCTATTTCTTCAACTGTGTAAGCCATCAACTTCTCCTAACTTAGTTAGTCCGCATGGTATGCAGTAGTTTCTATGTGCCAAGTCCCAATGTTCTACTTGGATTGTCATATTACATTTGTCGCAGTTGGATACGACATACTTTCTTTGTATCTTCATTTGTTCTGCCTTCAATATATCTAATGACTCTATCTTGTATCTCATTTCGTTGTCCATAGGTCTTCCTTGGCTATGTCTGTATCCATGTAGTAATCTGTGCGTCTGGTCTTGCGTAGTTCCCTGCGTAGTCTCATGTTCTCTTTAGTTAGTATTGCATTCTGTCTGATAGCAAGGGTGATTACTGCTACAGATGTAGTTAAAGCAATGAGCATTGCTAGTAGTGTCATTGAATCTAGTACCATTTCTATCTCCTTTTGTGTGAGCATTGGCTAATAGGAACTAAGCAGTCCCCACAATAAACTGTATTATTTTGGTTGTCTACCATCTATTCGACTCGCTATCTACTGCTGTTGTACGATTCCCCGCAGGAAAAAGTGCGGGTGGTGAGAGCCGAAGCCCCCACCACCCGCGATTGATTGATTAGACTAGTGATAACTTGGTAACCACTTGGTTTTCATACCACTTATCGTTTTTCTCAGAGAAACTTGAGGTCATATAGCCTTCAATGTTGCAGGCGAATTCGGTTTCTGTAGAGTTGATAAGGTTTTCACGAACCCATGCTTGGATTGCAGGGTCAGTGATTGTAATCTGACGGCTTGCAGTAAACTTGCTTGCCATTTCACCAGTTGGAGTGTATTCCAAACGGCGGTCTACTACAGATGCTTTGATAACTGTAGTATAATCTTTCACTGCCTTAACGATTGAACCATTGAATGTGAATGTATTTGACATGTTATTTCCTTTTCTAGTAGTTGTTTTTTGGGCGTAGCCCCCGTCACTTGGGACGGGGCAAGCCCTTGATGGTTAGTTACAGTTTGGACATACAGCATGCATATTGCATGTGTAGTGGCAGGTTTGGCACACCATTGAGTTTGGTGGCATATCCATATTGAGTTCAAAGATACGGTCAGTTATAACCGTAATCGGTGGGAGAAACTCTTCTCGAGTATCTTCCCATGTCTGAGTAGCCCATACGAAGTACGGTTCTACTCTGGTGGTTGAGCCTGTCCATTCATGTCCAGATTCATCTGGATTAATCTTGGTTAGGCTGGTATACATAGGAGCATAACGATAGATGTCGTTGCCTTCATCTACTATCTCATGCACTGCTATCGCCTCTCTTGTTAGACGACTATCTTCGCAGTCCATGCATACATCATCTAGTATGTAGCATGAGTAGCAGGCATTAGTGACTGATATGCCCTGTTGTTCGCTCATTCCCCTACTCCTTCTCCTACTTTTACCAGTTCAACTCCGCATACTGGGCAGGGGAATCCAGTTCCTTGGAAGTGCTCGTAGTGGGCTGGACACCCTGTATCGAACTCATGGACTAGAATATAATGCTTCATTCTTTCCACTCCTTCTTCATATCTCCGAGGCTACCTTCACCTCCGTGTAGGTAGTAGCACCCGCAGTTCAACCAGTTATCTATCCCACACACTCTGCATTCTACGATGGTTTCAGATGTTGTGAACATAACTTCCTCTCTGTAGTTAATACCTTTAACTACACCTAAACCAAGGCATGGCTGTCCAGTGTAGTTTGCTGGACTGCCATGCTACGGAACAGCCCGACTGCCTCAGCCAGCCAGGATTTTTATTTAACTGGGGCGCGGAATGTTTATTTACTATGGAGCGCCGAGATAGCCTCCTGCTCAGCGCACTATCTAACAGTACAGACTGAGCGGTAGCAAACAGTTCTGGGGTCTAAATGACCCCTGACTGTTTAATTGCTTTTGGAAACAGTAGAGTATCTCTACCTAAATATTTCCCGTACAACAGTATGCCTATGCCCCAGTACTATCAATATAGGGTCTGACCTGCGGTTATAGTACTGTGATGTAAATCACAGGCTGCAAAGTGTTCGGAATGGGTGTTTGAACGGATTAATATATAGTAGAGGCAATTTATTGCCGATACTATAGCAAGGGCTTTAGGCCCTTGCGTACAGACTGTATCTACTGTCTGTTACAACAGGCTGTATAACAGACTATTGTAAGCGGGTAAATTCTGCCCAAAAGGGACATAGATGACATTCAGTAAAAGTAATAACCCCCGTACCGAAAAAACGGTAGAGGCAAAGGCAAAGTTACTAGCCCTGGTAGCCCAGGGCATGGGTGCTCCTAGGGCCATGGTTCAGATAGGCTATAAGGAAGATACCTTACGTATCTGGATTAGCCGCGACAAAAAATTTGCCCGTGATTTGGAAGACGCCAAGGCAGATGCCAAAAATAACTCCACCATCTCTCTCGGAGTGGCAAAGGATGAGATTTCTTTTTCACAGTTTTCTGAAGTATTTTTAAACCAGCAGGTCTTTCCACACCATCAAGATTGGATTGACCTACTAGAAGGTTACGAACCTTCATGGCTGCACGAGTCTATGATTTACGAAGACGGGGACCAGAACCGCTTATTGGTAAATGTACCCCCTGAGCATGCCAAGTCAACCGTGGTAACGGTTAACTACTCTACCTACCGAATTGCCCTTAATCCTAATGTGCGCATTATTGTGGTCAGTAAGACCCTTAACAAAGCGCGAGAGTTTGTCTATGCAATTAAGCAAAGACTATCCCACCCACGTTGGCTAAAGTTACAAACAGCCTATGGACCTGAGGGTGGCTGGAAACAAGACGCTGATACTTGGAAGGTAGATACCGTCTACCTTGGTAGCGATGCTAGAGACTCATCCGAAAAAGACCCAACCATCCAAGCACTTGGTATGGGTGGTCAGATTTACGGTGCTCGTGCTGACCTGATTATCTTGGATGACTGCATTACCACTGCCAATGCCCACGAGTGGGACAAGCAGATTAACTGGTTACAAAAAGAAGTTATTACCCGTTTGGGTAAGAATGGCAAGTTGTTGATTGTAGGGACACGAATTGCGGCGAATGATTTTTATAAAGAACTTCGTAATCCGAAGCATTGGTCTGGCGGTAGGTGCCCATTTACTTACATGGCTATGCCTGCGGTATTGGAGTATGGGGAGAAACCAGAAGACTGGGTAACCCTTTGGCCTAAGTCTGACCATCCTTGGGATGGAGACGAAGATGAATTACCCGATGAGCAAGGGCTGTATCCCAAGTGGGATGGACCGTCTTTGTTTAAACGGCGCGGTGAAGTAACTCCTAGTACTTGGGCTTTAGTTTATCAGCAGGAGGATGTCGAAGAAGATTCCATCTTCCCACCCGCACTGGTGCAGGCTTGCACCAAGGGTATGCGTAAGCGAGGTCCGTTAAAACAGGGCGTGGTGGGACATCCGAATCATGTAGAAGGTTACACAGTTGTTGGCTTTGACCCTGCTATGGGCAGAGGCCATGCTGCATTTGTAGCAATGACTTATAACCGAGTAGACGGAAAGATGTATGTGCTGGACTGTGAGAACATGTCTGAGCCTACGCCGCAAAAGATTCGTGCCATGATTGAAGAGTTTACAATCAAGTACAGTCCTAATGAGTTTCGTGTTGAAATTAACGCACACCAGAAAGCCTATGAACTAGATACAGATTTACGTCAATGGCTATCGCAATACGGCTGTAGTTTAAAGCCACACTTTACACAGAAGAACAAGTGGGATACCTCCCACGGTGTTGCATCTATGTCAACGATGCTCGGCACTATGCACGATGGAGTATTCCAAAAAAACAACACGATTGAGTTTCCTTCCGCTGATGGTTCAGAGGGAGTCAAGGCTTTAATTCAACAACTCATAACTTGGAAACCAGATACCAAAGGCAAGACTGACTGCGTTATGGCTATGTGGTTTGCGTTTATACGCCTACGTGAGTTAATGCAACAGAGCACAGTAATAGCAAAATACTCAGAAAACCGTTGGGCTACCCGTGCTCAACTATCAAAACGTGGAAGCGTAAACCTAGACCTTGCCTTGCAAGAACAGTGGCAAGAACAATTCGGATAAGGAACTAACATGGCACGTACTGGACAAGCGGCAAAAGCAATTAAAAAAGCAGCCGATGCAAAGCCTAAGGTAAGTAATAAAAAAATTCTTAAGGATGCAACTGCCAATGCTGCCATGCTTATAGGACCTGGTAAATTTCTTAAGGCTGGAAAGATTGTTAAAAAGGGTGTTGACTCTCTTAACAAGACTAAGAGAATTGCAAAAGATAAAGAGATTATTGCACGTTCTCCAGATTTAAAACAAACTCCTAACATGACAATTGGGCAAGCAAAGCGCATGAAACAAGGCACTAAGCAACTTGCAAAGACAACCAAAAGAATTGCTAGGCAAAGCAACAAAAAGAGTTCTTATGGTTCAACAACTGTTGGCGAGTCAAATGCTTTTAAAATTAAAATGGGTCTTGATAAAGGCTTTGGCGGAGTAGAAGTACCAGGCATGCCTGCATTAAGTACACCACCGCTAGGTGGATTACGCAAGGGTGTTCCAGATAATATGACACTTGGTCAGTTAGATAGATTTGATGCTATTCGCGAAGGTGAAAAAGCAAAGGCTTACGCTGCTGCTTATCGCATGGCAAAGCGTGAAACCAAAGGCATGAAGAAATCTATGCAATCTAATACAACTCGTACTGTAAAGAAGGTCGCTACTGGAACTGGCATTGCTGGTACAGGAGCAGCAGGCGGAGCATACGCTGTTTCAAAGAAGTCTAATCCAAAACCTAAACCAGCAAGTGCCAAGCGCACACGCTCTGGTCAAAAAGCAAAGGGTAAGTAATATGCCAGTACCAATTATAGCAGCAGGAGCAGCAGCAATTGCTGCACGTCTTGCAGCAAAAAAGGTAGCGCAAGCAGCAGGTAAACAAGTTGTAAAAGCAACTTTAGGAAAGAAATCTGCTGCAAAGTACGCAGCACAAAAGACTGCTTCAAATACTAAAACTGCTGCCGCTTTAAGTAGAAATGCAAAAAAAGCAGCAGAAACAAGGGCTGCACTAAAATCTGCAAAAAGCAAGCCACCTCTTGCTACACCTAAGTCTAATGTTCAGGTAAAGCCTGCTCGTAAGCAAGTTGGTAATCCACCTAACGATATAAAAGCGTGGGAAGATTACATAGGTAGTGTTTCTCGCGGTGCACCAGCGCGTGGTAGTTCTGCTGGTAAAGCAAAAGCGCGCCGAGTTGCTAATTCTAAAATAGCAAAAAATACAGTGCCTTCCGCAAAAGAACCAGCACGTATTCCAGAAATTCCCGCAGGTAAAACTGTAAGAATTAATAGTGCAAAAACTACCCGTGTAGTTAGAGTAAATCCAAAAACTATTAACGCAACAAATGTAAAACAATTATCTCAATTAAAAAAATTAAAAAATCAGGTTAAACCAGCAAAAAAGAAATAGGGAGTAAAGATGCCAGTACCATTGATAGCCGCTGGCGTGGCATCTCTTATTGCCCGCGCTGCTGTATCCACTGCTGCTAAAAAAGCATTAACCTCTGCTGCCGCAAAAGGATTAACTAAGCGTCAAGTTGCTGAACTAGTTGTTCGCAACGAAGCCCGTGCTGCTAAGACTTTAGCAAACAAGGGAATTAAAACACGTCCTAAGCGATATGAGTATCAGGGTACTAAATACTCTGACCCTAAACTTGATAAAGCATATAGAGAGTCACCAGCCGAAGGCTCTATTGAAGCAATGGCTAAGCGCATGCTTGCAGAGAATCCTGAAAAGGCAGCAAAGATTGCAGCAGAAAAAGCCAGAGTTGTTATGGCTCGTAATCGAGCACAGACTGTAGCAAGAGTTGCAAAGAAAAAAGAACTTACAACTACTGCTCCAAAGTCTGGAAAAACAAAAGGTTCAGTAACTAGAAAAAGAGAAGCAGAACTTGCTGAGCAACGTCCACTGTCTCCAGTTGATTCTACAAAAGTTGCAAGACGAGTACGACCACCAGAAGGTTTTAGTGGTGCAAGAGTAGTTAAACCAATTAAACGTGCTACCAAGCCAGTAGATACATCTGTTAAGTCTACAAAGCCAGCAACTAAAAGAACTGCTGAAGAAATTAAGGCTGCTAGAGATGCAGCCAAAGAACGTAGCATTGCACGTAATGCTCCAAGAAAAATTGCTGGAAAGAAATCTGTAACTAAGCCTCCAGTTAAAAGTAAAACAACTGAATTAAAAGAACGACCACGTACTCAAAGAGAAATGCGCCGTAAGCGCAATGCGCAAGAAGAAATGCGTAAAAAAGATTACAAGAATAAAGGTCGTGCAGAACGTCAACGCGATGTAGATGACCAAGAAGTACCACAAGGTCAAACAATTCGTGGCAAGTTTTATCCAGAAGGTACACTTGGTATTCCAGCACGTTCTACACGAACTGGAAACACTATTGTAGAACGCTCACCAAAAGTAAGAGAAGACCTACCTCCAAAAGATGAACTTACTGCCATTAGGAAAGCATTTGCTGAACTAACTAAAGAAGAAAAAGCAGCAATGCGTACAATGGATGCACGTGGTATTCAAGGAATTTTACGTGAGAAAATTGCTAAAGGTCCTAATAGAAAACCTGCTGGTCCTAAAGATGCACCAATACGTAAGCGTTTAAGTCCAGAAGAAAGATTAGCAGTTTTAAAAAGAGGTGTTCGTGCACGC